CCAACAAACAAATTAGAAAGATTATTAATGTGGATATTACCAAAACAATTACACACCTCAGCTTATGCTCAGGATACGAAGGCATTGGGCTTGGACTCAGAAGAGTTCTCCCAAATCTGCGAGAAATCGCTTACGTGGAGAGGGAAGGATTCCCTGTCGCGAACCTGGTTGCAAAGATGGAAGCGGGAGAACTGGATGCAGCACCTGTGTTCACGGACGTTAAAACCTTCCCATACGGAAAGTTTCGTGGACAAGTGGACATCCTCTCTGGAGGATTCCCGTGCCAGCCATTCTCAGCTGCTGGAAAGCGTAAAGCTACTGAAGACCCCAGACACCTCTTCCCCTACATCGCAAACGGAATCAGAGAGTGCCAACCTAGAATTGTTTTCCTTGAAAACGTACAAGGGATCCTCTCCTGCAAGACAGGAGACGGAGAGCCAGTTCTCCAATATGTCCTCAGAGAGTTGGAAGGAATGGGTTATCAAGCAACGGCAGGAATATTCTCAGCGGAAGAAGTCGGCGCACCTCATCAAAGAAAGCGAGTTTTCATCATGGCCTACAACAACAACGAGGGATTGGAAGGATACTATGAACACAGTGCCGCCGTGCATAGGCAAAACGAGAGGGTTAACTCTAGGGAATGCAGTAGCGACTCACGAGAAGAACTGGGCAACTCCGATAGCCAACGATGCCAAGGGGAGCGACTACGCAGGGACGAAGGAGAATCCGAAGGCTCTCTATCTGGGGGGTCAAGTCAAGAACTGGTCAACTCCGATAGTAGGAGATGCTCACCTAGCGAGCAACCCAGAAGCAGCTCAGAAGAGATTAGCGGAGGGCAAATCAACATTGAGCCGTCAAGTGGAAGCCAAGAACTGGGCAACGCCTCAGACTTTCGATGCCAACAACCTAGTCAGGACTCCAGAGAAACTAGCACAGACCAGAGCGGAGAAAAACGCTGGATGCATGAACCTCAGGGAGCAAGTTCACTACCCAGATATGGATCACAGTCGCAAGGCAGCTCAGAACTGGCCGACTCCAACAACAGCGGAGGGAACCAAAATAGGCAACCAACCGAACTACGGACAGGTTGGGTTGAGCAATCACCCATCGATCGTTGGCCAGCCAGACCGGGCGAAGCTCAACAAGAGTGGGAAGAGCCAAGAGTCGTGGATGACTCCCAGAGTGCTAGAGGTGGACGAGGATTACGAAAATTACCAGAAGAGGATGCAGGAATCCGGCAACCCAAAAAATGTAGGCAAAAAGAAGCCAGCGAACCTAACAATGCAAGCGAAGAACCAAGAGTCGTGGCCGACACCAAGAGCAAACAAGGTTCATCCAGAGATAACGGAGCAGAACCGAGAGCATCTAGCCAATCGGAACAAAGCCAATCTGGAGGAGGACATAGCAGGTCATTGCGGGAAAGCAACGGGCAAGCTGAACCCCAACTGGGTCGAACACCTAATGGGCCTACCTGTGGGGTGGACGCAACTGCCAACCGCGTGGACCGACTCAGGCTGCTCGGCAACGGAGTTGTAAATCAGACTGCCGCCAAAGCATTTGTAACATTAATCCAAAGGTTAACATGAAATATACATATAAGCTAAACATGGACAACGAGAAGTACGAGTCCTGCAATGTTGTCGTTCAGTTCTTTATTGACCCTTCTGGAGCATTTGATGGATTCACTGCTATTACCTCTGACCAACCATTATATTCCCAGGATTTAGCACATCTTGAAGAATGGGTAATGCAAGGCAAGGATCAGTGGTATCCACCAATCAATAATTAGAACCAACAAACCATGAAAGAATTAGAGCAGAGCCTTCTGGGGACAATCCTAAAGGCTGAGATAAACGATGGCTGTAATGCACTGCTGAACGAAGCAAAGGAGTGCGGCATCAATGCTGACTTCTTTACAGCACATGACACTCGCACAATGTGGGAAACTATGTGCAAGTTGGACTCAAGGGGTGTGATCCTTGGCACGATGTCCCTGTTCACGGATATGTCTAAGGGACAAAGGGGACTCAATGCTAGCTCGGTCTGGTCTACGCATGACGCAGGACTCAGCGAGTTGCACTTCAAGAAACTCACGGATGACATGGTTGAGTCCCATAAGACACGAAACCTACACCGTCTCTCGTTGATAATTAAGGACGGTTTAGAGGAAGGCAAGGACTCTGAAGAGATTCTTACTTCTATTCAAGGTCAGTGCGATGCCATATCCTCCTTGGCTCCCACTAGAGATAACTTACAAACTATTGTTGATCAAACATATAAGGACGTTATAGGTAAAGTAGATTACTCTCGATACCTAAGGACTGGCATTCAATCCATCGATGATGTTCTTTACAGAGGCGGCTACGGATCAAGTCAGCTATGCGTCCTAGCCTCAAGACCGGGGTGCGGCAAGACTGCTTACGCCCTTAACTTCTTGAGGAACGCTTGCACGGCTGGTCACGGTATTTTGCTTTTCAATCTTGAGATGGGTGCTAACCAGATTATGAAGCGCATCTTCAGCATCAACTCAGGCTTACATATGCGTAGGTTTGAGGACGGGCTAGCCCCAGAGGACAAGATGCAGAAACTGCAGGAGACTACCGAAACCGTAAAGGGTTGGAACTGCTGGATCCGTGACAACGTATATCGGCTGGACCACATACTAGCAACTGCCAGAGGTATGCACAGAAAGCATAACGTAAATGGAATCATTATTGATTACTGCCAACTGATAAAACCCATGTCCAAGAACATATCCAGAGAACAACAGGTTGCAGAGATTAGTCGTGAACTAAAACTACTAGCCAAGGACTTAGATATACCTATCCTGTTACTGGCTCAGGTGAACCGTGAATCCGAAAGAGATGACCGATCACCTATCATGTCCGATCTTCGTGAGAGTGGAGCCTTAGAGCAGGATGCGGACAGTATTATATTCCTGTGGCAAACACTGTCAGAGAGGGAACAGGGGACTGACTACGTTCGCTGGACCCTAGCCAAGCAGAGGGAGGGCATGGGGTATACTCAGGGCCGTATTCTCTTCAACAAAGGCACTCAACAAATGGAGGACTACTCGCAGTTCATTTGATATGACCCCAAGCCAAAAGCGGACAGCACGTTACCATAAAATTATTGAGGATTTTTTCGGTGGCTTTGTCTGCAACAGGTGTGGGTTCAAGGGTAAGGCTTCACAGTTTGACTGCCATCACCTTCCAGAATATGAAAAGGTTAAGCATATTACTTTATTTAGAAGAACAGGAACTCAAAAGCAATTTACTGAGGAGTTGCGTAAGTGCGAACTTCTTTGTGCAAACTGCCACAGACTGGAGCATTCCTCTTGACATAAGACATAGTGCATCCATGCTATAATTATTCTACCACACAAGGTTCGTGTGTTAGTTGGTTCATATTATAAATACAAGGCAAGCCTAAGGAGTAATCCTAGGCGAAGTGCGGTTTTTTCATGGTCCGCACTTTTGTTAGTCCTTGGGGGCTGTTCCGTTTTTCCTATTTCTCGGAGCAGCCCCTTTTACTTTTTGTATAGCATTTTGTAATGCTATTCGAACTGATCTGCTATAAACTTGTTTATCACCTTATGGAATCTAGGGTCTTTATCGGCCTCATAAGTTAGAGCCTCAATTCCACGCGTTGTAGTTAGCATATAGGGCAGTAAATTGTTAAACAATTCCTCCTCGTTTTTTGCTTGGTTTAGGACTCTAGACAAGGTTCCAGAAGAAAATGCCGCACTCAAAAGCCTAAGTTTAACATAGTCAAATGATCCATAAATTGTAGCAGAAAGAATTCCTTGTCCTTCAGGCGCACCCCTAAGGACACCAAATAGTTTTGATTGAGCCGCTCTTCTTCTTGAGAAGGACTTCAACGCATTATTGAGATCAGCAAGGTCTTTTAATACCTTTTTCCCTAAAATAGCTTCGTAGTTAGCTCTACGTGTGCTGTCCGTTAGAATATCGTCCATCAACTTATAATCCCAAACATTTCTACCTCCCATCTTTCTAGAGGTTTTTTGGCTTGCCGATGAACCGCGTCCAGCTAGCGTCATTAAATCATTTAAGTATTCTTGCTGAAAGGACTGTCGGATTCCGCCAATTTCAGGAAGAGCGTTTAAAAATTCTTTAGCTTCACCAGCTTTTAGACCGCGGACTGCTGAAATTAGATCACTTGGATCTTCCATAGTTATTTCTCCAGATCTAATTTTTCCAATAAGTTTTTTTGCATTCCTTTCTAAATACTTTTCCCTCCTAATTTGATCACGAGCTATGTTTAAAATTTGTTTTATGTCTTTAGGCGATTTCGCTCTGGTCATAGAATCAACGAGATCCTGAGAAATCTTTGTCCCTCCATTTAATCTCATAAGTTCATCAAGTTCTTCAAATCCCTTAACTGCTTGTTCACCATATAGTTCACGAACAACATCCTTATTAAAAGCAACTTGGTTTAACTTTAAGTAATCCACACTTCCATTATATGTGACAGCTTTGTCCATGAGATTGTTTAAATACGCGGCTCGCATATTTTCTAATGCTGGTGAATTGTTGCCGAGTACTCGTTTTAGCTCTCTTAGGTTTTCTACGGCTCGGTCACCATTGAAGAACTTGTTGATAACCTGTAGATCTCCTAGTACGTATTCCTGTGCATCGCCCTTGGTTGACAGATCCGCTATACCTTTTGCCCTAAATGGAACTACGGATTCCGTAAAGAATAACTTAGCGGCGTTGTGCGCTTCCACTAACTTAGGTCCACCTCTTTCCATGGCATCATCAATCATGCCGTCAATGGCCTCTTCAACTTGCTTGAGTTTTGATGTATCTTGTCCGTTCTGTATCTGACGGTTAATGACGCGTTTTACTTGTTTTCTCCAGTCATCTAATTGACTTAATGACAAATTCTGTACGGCTGCTTCTGATCTCTGACCACCCGCAACAATATCTCCTGCAGCTCCGTATATAACAGGAAGGTCTTCCGTTATTTGCTCTCCTAACGCATCCGCCTGACGACTAACCTGATTTATACCCCTTGGTTTAAATATATTTAAAACTTCGCCTCTTATGTCCTTTGGCAAATCTAACGAATTAACAACATTTTGTATATTGTTACTAACAGCGGATGGATTTAGAGTAACCCCTAGACCATCTGCCATCTTAAATACCTCTTCAAAACGCCTATTGGATTCCTTCTTTGCTTCCCTTTTTAATTCTACAAATGCGTTCCGTATCATGCTTCCAGTCTCTCTCGATGAAGTAGATCCAGAAACTCCTAAAGCTCGAACACGTTCAGCAATAGCTCTGCTTATAGCATTGCCAAGTATTTGGTCGTTATTTGCAATTTCTTGAACGACCTGCTGTGTTCGATCAATTTGATTTTGCCTAAAGGAACGATACAAAGCATTAAAGTCTTTAGAAGAAAAGTTAGTAAGTCCTCTACTTAAATCGTAAATAATATCACGCGCGCGTTCGGCTTTTCGAGAAAGTCCTGCAAAAAAGCCACTAGAGTACCTTGAAACAATATCTTCTTGTTGTAAAAGTGCCTCCATTGTATTTTGTCTAGTACCATAAGTTTCTTCAAACTCAAAACCAAACCGTTTTTCTAGGGCCTTTTTTGATTCCGCTATCCTATCAGCCACTTCATCTTTGCCAAGTCTTTGATCTCCGAACAATCTAATGCCACCCTTAACAGCCTGACCAAATCCAAGATCGACAAGGGCAGTTTTTCCGCCTTCAGTAAGTGCGTATGATAAATTTTTACCAAAGGTATTCTCATCTGCGTC